CGAGATCTAGTACGGTCTCGTGGGCTCGGAGATGTGTATAAAGAGACAGATTGAGGGGGGCGCGGATTCCATTTTTCCCCATTGCGTACACGAATAAAAATTTTATGTCGTGTTCTGTGCTGTATTTAATATTACATTCACGTACATTCATTTTCATTCACGCACAGGAGATAGGAAACCGCGCCCCGTGGTTGGTGGTGTGGATTTATAAAACCTTTATATGTCTGCCATATTCGCCACTTTTATAAATCTTACAATAACTTATATTCTTAAAGTCATTTCTTTCTTTCATATCTTTTATATTTAAATCACGTTCTTTGATTCCATCAACATTTATAGAATCTTTAAAATTATCGTTCCATGTAAAATATATTGCATATTTCATAAATAACACTCCTTTCTTTTGTTAATATAAGTATATCAAAAATACCCCTCGTTGTCAAGGGGTATTTTAAATAAAATTTTATAAGTTAAGAAAGAAGTGCTGGACACTGAATAGTAAAAGCAGGAATAATACATTGCCGAATTTTTCCGTTATATAGACCCCCACCATTTAAGGCTAAAGCCTGTATCTGAATATAAAATACTCCCTCGACCATTTTAATTGAAGCGGGTGCTGTGTACCAATCTGTGCTATCAACAGGATTCCAAATAACCGAACCACTCCAATAAGTTTCCCAATAGCCCATAACAGTAGTAGGATTTATTTTATCGCTAATTTGAATCCATTGTGTACCCCAATAGTTACCGTCATACGCTGAAAGGTCAATATTACAAAAGTCGGGCATACTTATAGAAATCATGTTGTTATGCTGTGAAACATAAATAGCCCCTAATTGTACGTTATGAACTGCGGGAACTGTTAATTGACCTCTTTGTTGTATAACGTCAATTTCACCTCCTAGAATATTAGTTGCTAAATAAGACGCTAATGTCGCATGACCCTCATTATTAGGGTGAACCCAATCACTTGTAAAATAATGACTACTATGCAATATATATTCGCTATTATTCATATATTCCATATCGTACAAGCCACAACGCGAATATGCCAATGCGCCCTGTTCAAGTGCTGTATATTCTGCTGGTAACAACGACCAACCAATGAAAGCAACATGAATACGGGCATTAGGAAACGTTTCCTTTACATATGTAGAAAAGTCTTGCATAGCAAGCCAAATTTCTGTTGTTGTATGTGTACGGTCATTATATCCACCCATTACATAAATATCGGTAATAGCGTTCTTGTCTGCCGTATCTCCTTGATACGTTTGTAGAGTTTGCAAAAAGTTTTTTCCCTCGTTTATTCCTGTGCCAACATTTGCAAAACCCGCGCCACTTGTACCTAGTATAGTCGCCCCTAGTCCCAAATTAGCGTTGATAATTTCAGCATAAGAGGTATATAAATGACCGTCATTTGAATACCCTAAAATATAGGAATCTCCAATAAAGATAAATTTTCGGTTAAAATATGCTTTGATGATTGTGTCAAATGTTCCGTCTTGAACCATTTCATCAAGTTTGTTGTTAATTTCTTCCTGTATGTCTAAATTAGTAAAATAATTATCAACGTAATTTTTCAGAGTAATAAACGCCTGTTGTAGTTCGGTCATTTCTGTTGTTAACGTATTAACATCTTTAATAAGATTGTTAATATAATTAACTACCTTGCATAATAATTCATAATATGAAAGTGAATCATCATATACAAGGGGTAAAACTTTTTGACACCAAAAACGAAACGGTTGCATATTAGAATACATATAAATTACCTCCTTTTAATATATCATCATAAACAAGTCTTTTAACTCGTCTATAATCATGTTGTCAATATTGATAATACTATCGCGGTATTGCACAAGTAATTCAGTTAACGAGTGACTACCAAACGCACCTACACGGTCACGCGTATAAATATCATTTGTATTACTCTGTAAATCATTAGTACTTTGCTGTGTTGTATCTGTGTTTGTATTTTGTGATGTATCTGTTACGTTTGTCCTATCCGTTGTGCTTTGCTGTGTTGTATTGGTTTGTTCATGTGTTGTTTCTGTTTGTTCGCTCTCTGTTAATTTTGTTCCATAATCTAAATTCGCGTAATTTGCTTGCGGTAAATCACTTTCAAGCGTTTTAGTGTTTTGATTATTTGTACCGTCCGTAGTGCTTGAACCTGTATTCAAAAAAGTATCCTTACCGTTATCCTGTGTTTTTCCCGTCATGTTACTTTCCACATTTCCGTTAGCGTTAAATTTTGCATTTTCTTGCAATTTCTTTTTTCCATCGTAAGCTTCGTGCGCGTTTGTATCTGTAAGCCAATCATATTCCTTTACCGTAGTTTTATATAATTCGTTATAATACGGCATAATCAAATTCATACGTTCTTCAAGGTAAAATTTCCACAATCCCACAGTTTCAAAGCCTATTTCTTTATTGAAGTAGTGCATTAAAATTTTCTTTTCAAGGGTTGTTCTATAATCTTCAATCCATATAGGAAAATCAAAGTTGAAAATTATAGGACACGCTAAAGTAACTCTTTGTGAAATAGGTAAATCTTGATTTTCATAGGTTGTTTGTTCAATTATCCACCTTACTTGTGTTGTGTATTTACTCATTTTTCTTCGCCCTCACTTTCTTCTAATGTTTCACGTGAAACATTTTCAATGTTTACCATTGTTTGAAGATTTGAACGAAAATGAACGTCAATATTTGTGCCGAACATTGCATTTATTTTTATAACTGCTTGTTTACGGGCGTTTAACATAACGTTCCTTTGCGCTTCAACATTTCCATAATTACTACCAACTTCATCACTTACAAGTCTTTCTTTTTTGTCTTGATTACTATTTTCGATTCCACAAAATGTTAATGCTTCATTCCAAATTTGGTGTTTAAGGTTTTCTAATTTATCCGCTACAAAAGGCGCGTCTGTTTTTAAACTTTTTATACCGTCTGTATCCATGTTCTTATCACCAAAAATAAAAGGTTCATTTCCGTCATATTGCATATATAAATTCTGCATAGTCAATCTTTGTTGTTCGCTTGACAAAATTAACGTTGGTGTTTTTTGCCCTTTAACGTTTACATCAATAGCACGTTCTATTTCATAAAGTCTACGCGCGAATAATTCAATAGTTAAAGAAGTAGGGGTATGAAGATAGTTATTAAAAATCAATACACTATCTTTAGCGGTACATGATTTATTATAACCGTTAACAGCATAAGCCTTACGAATTATAGGTATTCTATAAACATCTAATGGACCCCCAATAGTACAAGTCAATGCTAAATCGCCAATAATTTCATCATTGAAGTACAGACAATAACCCATTTCATACAAAGTTAATTCAAGAAATCTTTCATCAACCGTAGGTGGTAAATTCTCCCATTCAAAAACATTTAATGCTAACTCCATAAGACGGTTATAATAGTCAATGTATGTTTTATTATTTATTTCTGCGGATTCCCAACGCTTACGTTTATTTTTATTCATATTATCACCGTCCTTTTACTTGTTGTTGCGTGTGTAATCACCAACCCAATCACCATGCCAAAATGTTACACCACTATCAAAAATAGATTTTATTCTGTTCATATCATCAAAAGGAACACTTCCCACTATTTTACAATCAATAGTTTTAACATAATTCCATGACGGTCTACCCGTAATATTAGGCACTTTAACTTGATGTGTTGCATATCCGTACATATCAAAATAATCGTCTATAATTTCGGCATATTCACGGCGGATAGTCATGTGCATAAAAGCAAAGTCTTTAATACCAACCGCAAAACTAGCACTTGCCCCCGCTGAACCGTGAGCCTGTCGCGGTAAACTTGCCGTTTCGCTAATTTTTGCAAGAGTACCCGCTATACTCAAACCACCCCCCGCGATTGCTAACGGGTTCAATGTGGCTATTCCTACCGCCGTTGTAAACGCACTACCTAATACGCTAACTGCTGTGCTTGCCCCGTTTTGTGCCAACCATGCTTTAAACGAATCTGTTGAATAGGCGCATTGTGGGTAGCCGTCAAGCACCATTTTTTCATTATAATTAGCGGGTACACCCTTATAATTAGTGGGTGCTAAAAATATTTGCGGGTTGCATGACATATCACCCGCTAGTACGAACGTGCATGAACTGTCATTAAAATATTCATAATGAAATTCAGCCCCGTTACCGTTAAGGTTTGTTACATACAGAAAATTAAACGGGTGTGTAAATAATTTATTGTTACGTGGTATATAGCCGTCAATATCTGAAAAGTTTTTATCCTTGCTAATATTATAACTTTTTGCACTACTTCCTATTTCACCAACCATAGCCGTTGGCATTTGAAAGATTGCTACAATAGCATCACTTTTATTAGCATTAGTTAACGTTTCAATCATTGCATTAACACCGCTATAATCACTAAACACGCTAAAATATAACCCGCTATAAATACCACAATAAGTGCCACCTGTTACTTTTGTACCCTCACTATCTGTTGTAGCCGCGACTACGATTGATGAACCACTTAAAGTATTCGTGCCGTCAAAATCCCTTGCTATATAATCACCTAACTCAAGGTTCTCAGCAATCAAATTATTTCCGATAGCGTCATTGTTTATATGTTCCCTTTCAACAAATGACGGTTTTATCTTTATGTCAAACCACCATGTTTGTATTACATCAAGTTCAATTTCAATTTCACTCATATTCACATTAACAAAATGAATATCTTTGATAAACGCAAAAAACCATTTATTAGCAAAATTAGCGTTTTGAAACATGATATAATTACAATCATAAAGACTATCGGCGTTAACAGGCAACCTTAAAGCGTTTTGAAGTCTTACGGGTGTAAGGTTGGTAAAAGTGTACTTTGCTTTACCTGTAAAATATGCTACCTGTGCGGACACGCTAGAAAAATCTAACGTGTCCTTATAGGTAGAATCAAGGGGAACATTTTTACATACCTTTACACTTGTTATAGGTGTCATTGGTATTACATCCATGTTTAACCTCCTTATGCCTGTACTGTTACCGTTGCCATTCCTTTCTTTTCACCGTCAAATGTGCTAGTTGCGGTTACGGTTAAGGTTGTGTTTTCTTCTGTACCCGATACAGTCAGAAGCCCGTTAACGTCAATAGTGCTTGTAACGGCTGAAGCTCCCGTTACTGTCCAAATAACATCTTTTGGTGCAAAACCTGTTGTTGCAACAACCGCGCTAAACTGTGCCGTTGAACCTTTTGCAACTGTTACGGTCGCGGGTGTAACTGTCACGCTAGTAATTGCGGGCGTTTCTGTTGTAAATAATACGGCGTTACTAAATGGGCTAATAGAGAAAGTTTTCCAAACATGATAGAAGTAATTCCAATACAAGCCCTGTGGGTTGTAAATTTCTGTCATGTTGTAATAGTTATCAAAAATCATAAACCATGATTCATCGACCATTAACCCCGCAATAGAAGAAAGTGCTGTCTTCTGTTCCTCTGTGAAAGGCACATAACTTGTATAAGGGTCATCGGCAAAAATCTCGGCAAGTCTTTCTTCGTCAATAATGCCGAAACCGTCAACGCCAATTTGTCGCCCAATAAGTTCTGCCTTGTTCATATTGAAAGACAACGCCAAAACTTCGACGTCAAAAATGCTTTCAATATCCGTTGTTAGAATCATATACAAAAAGTTAGGGTCTGTATATGTTTTAACGCCCGCAAGATTATACTGACTTGACATATATGACAGTTTTCTTGCCTGTGCTACCATTGTAGTTGTTACACTTCGCGCATTATCGGCGTTTACTGCGGGAATATTTACAGGGTAAATCTCCCCTTTAAGTGCTACCTGTGCGATCATGTATTTCATAACAAGAAATTCATCATAATTAGCACCCGTGTAAACCTGTTCGATAATCCTTCCGATAAGGTCGGTGATTCCTTCCCATGAAAGAAATGCCTGTCTTAACTGGTCGTCAGATACGGTTGTAGGATAGAATTTCTGATAGTTCATGCTGTGGAAAGACGCGCGAACGTCTGGAATTCTACGTTTAAAAACTTCACTTTCTGCTACGGTAGGTTCATACTGATATGGTTTAGCAAGATTAACAAAAATTTCTTCAATGGTTTCGCCGTATTCAAGCAAACCTTTCTTGAATCCCGCCCACGGGTTTTCATAAAGTCTACTTGTGATAATTACACGCCCGATACGGTTTACAAGCGTGGACAAGAAAGCATTTTGCAACGGCTGATAAGTCATCATAATTTCACCGATTCCACGCAATGAAGCGATAGAATCCGCATGGGTTGCAATTCTTCCATTTGGCAATGTGTCACCAACTTTTACAACTGCGGGAATTTGGTCGGCATATGTTCCACCGATTTCTGTGCGCGTAACATTTAAAATATCCGCGCTACTCATTTCATTAAGGCTTTTAGCCTTTTTTGGAATTGTAGGCATTTTTATTTCCTCCTTTTATAATTTTGTTAGCCTTCAACACGTTCAAGTAGTTCATCAAACGTTTGAGGCTCGCCGTCTCGTTCAACGTCTTCTCGTGTTTCTTCCATTGTTTCTTTAAAATCTTTGTTTTCAACACCACCGAAAAAGCGGTCAAGATAACGGGCTTTCATTTCCTCGTATTTTGTACGCCATTCTTTAGCGTCCTTTTCTTCCTCATTTGGTGTGTAAATTTCGTTCGTGTCACGTCCTGTGAATTCGTATTCGTCTGCGTCTTCGCCGTCATACGTTTTACCGTATTTTTTTAGAATACCCTCGCGCTCGTCAAAATCATCACGTAGACGCTGAATGTCTTCTTCCATGTCGGGTGTCATTCCTCCCGTTTCCATGATTCTACGCAAGATTTTATTCATGCCTGTTTTAGTTAAAATAGCCATTTGTAAACACTCCTTTCTTTTTAAAATAATCTACAATATGCCCATATGGGCAATTTGCTTCGTTTACCCGTTGGGGGTTGTGGTGGGTGTCCTATTAAATACTCATACCACGTTACAGCGTCAGTCATACGCCAATCATAATGATTAGTTGTGGGGTCATATGACGGTCGTTCATAACCAACCATAAACATAATAGCTAATTTATCGGGTGTCCAACCCATGCTATTTGTTTTGAATTGTTCGCCTGTAATGCCTATCATGTCGGGCGTTGCACCACTACTATAATAAGGACTTACAAAACCACTACTTGTGTACCACGTATTCAACCCCGATTTTCCTAATGTTTGGGCGTCTATTACTTTTAATTGATTATTGCCGTCAGTATAAGGTGATATACCCAATACGTTACACGCGTTAATCAAAGTATCTACGGGTGTCCATTGCACTAAACCAAAACCCGCCCCGCCCGCTTCTTGACGTAACGGGTTTATTGTGGATTCATTTTGAAGATTACCTAATATGCCCGCTATTGTATTTATATTGTAGCCTAAACCGTTTAAATATGTATTTACAATATCGGCATTATTTTCCATTTCTTCTTGATTCAATGCACCCGCCTTTGCTATCCACGGCATATAGACAACCTCACTTTCTGAAAATGTTTCACGTGAAACATTATAATAGATTATTGATGATTGATTGAATGGTGTAATAATCATATCCGCTTGCGGTAAGACGATTTTTGCGATTAACACTATTGCCCCAATCACCGCGAATAACTTCACGGGCGATTTCCTCATTGCTTTTCTTACCATTATTACCGCTACGGTTAAGAATAGCATTAACATGGCTTTGAACTTCTTCATAATTATAACCCGCATTTGTTAAATCATTATATCTGTCTATACCGTTGCCCCATTTGCCCACGATAACTTCTTTAGCGATTGTGTCTATATTCTGTGTTGGTTTACTTGATTCGCCTGTATATTTAGGTCTGCCATACCCACGAATAAAACGCCCGTTAACCGCTATTGTTCTACGGCGAACCGCTGAACTATTGTTACCTTCAATTAAAGTGATAACACCATTTAAAACGCTTTCAATAATTCCCACATGGTCGGCATAACCTTTATTATCACCTATGCCGTTATCATCCCAATCATAAAAGATAACATCACCCGCTTTAGGTGTAATGCTTTCGTCCTCAATCCATGAGTCTAAAGCCTTAAACAATTCAATATGTTTTTCACAACCACATTCAGTAGGAAAGATTGAAGTTGCACCGCATTTGATAGAAACAGCACTTGCAAAAGTTGAACACCATTCATCAGTATATTTTACAGCATAACCACGGGCAAGCGGTTTGTGACTATTATATACGTCAATGATTTCTTTAAAACTTCCGTCTACTTCATTTTTACCCAACCATGCGCGGGCTTGATTTACAATGTCATTGGCACTAGCCATATTTTAAACCTCCTTATCTAATTTTTCACATAATTTCGTCAATGCTAATGTGTTGTTATCAACAGCCTTAATAATATCAAGCATTTCCTGTTTGTGTTGTTCGTTTAGTTTACTAACTTCTTCCCTGTGTTTGTCGGTTATGTACTTAACATAGTAAGCCATTGCCCCGCACATAACAATAGGAAAGCCAAAAGTTGAAACCGCCTGTATTACAACATTCCAATCCATGAACAACCCTCCTTTCTTTCCTATATTATATCACATTTCTTTCAAGAAAAAATAATTTTTAAGAAAATTATAAAAAACGCTTGCATTTTCTACAAGTATCTGCTATAATAAAGACAGTTAAGAAATGCAAGTAAAACATAAAAGTGATTCAAAACAACGGGCGCATGAAAAACAGTAAAGTCTGACATGTGTATAATGAAAAAGGTTTTTTCACAAATGGATAATAGTAGAAAGCATGACTTGACAAAATTTGAAAAGACGAGGTAAACAAAATGAAGAAAGTGACAAGAACGATTGAAACACACACAATCGACAGCGCTACCGTAACTATGGAAAAGGGCAAAATTATTACAACCCCTTTAGAACCTATTTCTATCAGCAATGTTACAATGAATAATGACAAGGCTTTAAAGTTGGTGCGTAAAGAGTACGGTAAAAATGGTAATTATGTTATTACAGGAATTAACTCGGAAAAAGTAACTTACGGATTGCCGTTTGAAAAATTCATGGAATTAGCAGAAGTTATCAGCGGAAACGAAAAGGACGAGGACGAAACAGACGAATAATGTTTCACGTGAAACATTAAGTCTGACCTATCGGACATATACGGGGAAATATTAAAATTTAAGGAGAATAATAAAATGAGCGAATTTGAAAACGTAAAAGGTATGACACCATTTGACAACACACAGGCAGAGGGAAACACAACACTTGCAGTAATGGACGAAGACGAACGCTTCATCATGGACTTGACAGCGGAACGCAAAACGCAGTTTTGCTCAATGATTCCAAAAAATGAAGACGAAGAAGTTGTTCTTTTTAACGCAATGAACAACCCCGAGAAAAGAATCGGTGATTGTATCAACATGACAATCAATGTTAAACACGTATTTTGCGAAGTAGTAACTTGCGTGAACCGTGAAACAGGCGAATCTAATTTGTGCCCTAGAATTGTTTTGATTGATACAGACGGCGTAGGTTATCAGGCAGTTTCTTTAGGTGTGTTTAGCGCACTGAAAAAGATTTTTGCAATCAAAGGAAACCCGACAACATGGAAAAAGCCCGTCAAATTACAGGTTGTTCAGATTACAAGGGGCGATAGAAAGTTGCTCACTTTCAATATGGTTAAATAGAATAAGTAAGGAGGAAAGCGGGCGGGCTTATAGTTCGCCCGCTATTTTAAATTTATGAGTATGACAAGAAACGGTATTGTTTATGATTTAATAAAATCGCCGTACAAAACTACCTTAAATGGTATAACATTCTATTTTAGTAGTAATAACCACCTTGAAAAGTTTAACGAACAATTTGAGGAAAACAGGGAAACTTTAGTTTATTCACTATATAAACGCTTTAAATTGTGGGTAAATAATAATGAACTTTATGACCTTGTTTTATATAATAAGATAGAAACGCGCGGTTTTCTAGTATCTTATAGAGGAGATTTTTATAAATGCTTAAACAGTATAAAATTAAATGGCGTAAATCTGATAGAAAAAAAATATCTAACACAGTTAGACAGTTTAACGCCAAAATAACACGAACACTAAAAAAGCACCCCGAATTTGCACCGTATTTACCCAAAAAAATAACGGTTAAAGAATTGACGGCAAACATTAAAACACGTAAAGATTTTAACCGTGAAGTTAATAGTCTTTCACGTTTCTTAAAAAAGGGGGCTGAAAAACCGTTTACAAGTAAAAGTGGTATTAAGACTACAACATGGGAAAGAAAAGAAATAGGTTATAAAGTTGCACAAATTAACAGACAAAGAACGATTGAAAAGAAAAGGGCTAACGTGTCAACTTACAAAGGTACAATGGGAAGTATTCAAGCAAACAATTTAAACCCTAAAAAGTATAATATTGATAAAATACGCCCGCAAGAATGGGATAAGTTTATCGAAACAGTAGAAAAACAGGTTAAAAGCAATTATAATTATGATAAAATGGAAAGGTACAAAGAAAATTATATCAAAGGACTTTATAACGTATTTGGCGCAAAAGGCAATAAAATAATACGAATTGTAGAAAACATACCCCCCGACAAGTTCACAGACCTTTTTTATAATGACCCTGTTCTACAAATAGATTTTATTTATGACCCAATAGAGGTTGATTTAAAGATTGAATCTATAGTAGAACATTTAGAAAGTAACGTCTATGCGTAAAATGTAAGAAAGGGGGGGGCATTAAATATGCTTTTTACTGCTGATTTTGAAACAACAACCGACCCCCTTGACTGTCGCGTTTGGGCTTGTGGGATATGTAGTATTGATGAAACACATAGTTTCAAATATGGTAATAGTTTAGATTGGTTTTTTGAATTTGCAAAAAATAACATAGGGTCAACTTTTTATTTTCACAACTTAAAATTTGACGGTGAATTTATACTATGTTATTTATTTGAACATGGTTATAAGCATGTCACAGATAGAAAAAAATTAAAAACAAAAACTTTTACAACGCTAATATCCGATAAGGGTCAATTTTACTCGATAGAAATTTGTTTTAATAAGGAGGAAGACAAAACGGAAAAAATTACAATATATGATTCGTTGAAGATTTTACCGTTTAGTGTTGAAGCAATAGCTAAAGCCTTCAATTTACCTATATCTAAACTAGAAATAGATTATGACGAAAAAAGAGAAATAGGACATATTTTAACGCGACAAGAAATAGATTATTTAAGAAATGATGTTGAAATTATATCACGGGCTTTATTAACATTATTCAATCAAGACTTACGTCAAATGACACAAGGAAGTAACGCCCTGTATGACTACAAGAAAATTGTAGGCAAAAAGAACTTTAGTAAATGGTTTCCTATACCCTATTATGATTTTGACATTAGACAAAGTTACAAGGGGGGATTTACATATTGCGACCCTAGAAGACAAGAGCAAGATATTGGCGAGGGGATAGTATTAGATGTCAATAGCCTTTATCCATCTGTTATGTATTATCAACCGTTACCATACGGGGAGGGTATATTTTTTGATGGTAAATATAAACCCGATAAATTGTATAATTTATATGTGCAAATGTTTACTTGTCAATTTGAATTGAAAGAAAATTACATACCTACAATACAATTAAAAAACAACCTTTCCTTTATACCTACGGATTACCTTTCATCTAGTGATGATGAAGAAGTTACAATGTGTTTAACGTCTGTTGACCTTGAACTATTTTTTGAACATTATCACGTGTATAATATAACATGGCATAGCGGGTGGAAATTCAAAAGCACGACGGGGCTATTTAAAGAATATATCGACAAGTGGAACGCGGTAAAAATGGAAAGTACATTAAACGGTAATAAGGCTATGCGTACACTTGCTAAACTTATGTTGAACGCGTTGTATGGTAAATTTGCCTTAAATCCTAATGTACAATCAAAAATACCTTACTATGATAACGGCATAATAAAATATACATTAGGAGAAAAAGAAACGCGTAACCCTATTTATATACCCGTAGGAACTTTTATAACAGCATGGGCTAGACACAAAACAATCACTAGCGCACAAAAAGTATATGATAGATTTCTTTATGCTGATACTGATAGTTTACATCTAATAGGTACAGAAATTCCGAAAGACCTTGAAGTTGACCCTATAAAATTAGGCGCATGGAAACATGAAAGCACTTTTACAAGGGCGCGTTTTGTAAGACAAAAAACCTACATTGAAGAAACATTATGTGATAATTCTTTTTATTTGCCCGACATAGATTTATATGGTAGCACAAAAATGAATATAACTTGTGCGGGTATGCCGTCACGTTGCTACAAACACGTTACATGGGAAAATTTTATCACGGGTTCAAGTTTTAAAGGTAAGTTACAATTTACACACGTTCAAGGCGGGATTGTGCTAAAAGATATTGACTTTACAATAAAGTCGTGATATAATAACAATTGTAAGGCATACATTTGTTAATCTTAACGGCACTTGTGGGAAGTCAACGGGTGAAACCGACCCGCAGTGGACGGGCTGACCCCTACGTTTTGAACAATGTATGTCTTATTTTAAGGAGGTTAAAAAAGTGTACGTTTATGACGGTATACATTGGAACATATACGACATATTACCATATCAAAGAAATTTTAATCTTATTAACGGTGAGCGTTCTTTAGGAAAAACATACACTTGTCAAATGTTTACCCTTGATAAGTGCATAGAAAAGGGTTTTGAATTTGTGTATATTGTACGGACACAGGACGAAAAGAAGCATGGAGTATTAGAAGAGGCTTATCAAAAGGTTATTGCTAACGAATTTAAAGACTTTACTTTTGAATTTACTAATGAAGATATGTTTTTGTGCATTGAACACCCCGAAAGCGATAAAACAGAAAAGAGACAACTAGGATATTGTATTGCTTTAAGTGAAGCGGTAAAAATAAAAAAAAGAAGTTTCCCGCGTGTTAAATACATGATTTTTGATGAATATATGTTAGAAGAAAAACAAGCTATTTCATATGTTAACGGTTGGAAAGAACCCGATTTATTGTTATCTATATATCACACAATAGACAGGGAAGAAGACAGAGTTATTGTTTTTATGTTAGGAAACAACACAAAATTTCATAACCCCTATCACTTGCACCCCGCTTTTAATATCCCGCCGATAGAAAAGGGAGGTATTTGGACAAGCGAAAATGTTTTGTTTCAATATGCTATTGGTTCTAGTGGTTTGAAAGAAAAGAAAGAAAAATCAAAATTTTTACGAATGTTAAACGGTACAAACTACGGAAAATATGCAAAAGACGGTGATTATGTTTATGACAACTATTCATTTATTGAAAAAATGCAAACATCCGCAAGATATAATTTTACTATCGAATATGACGGCAATAACTACGGTATTTATAGTGATTTTAGAAATGGTGTTATATACATAAGTGATAAAGTTGACCCATCATGTAAACTAAAATACGCTCTTACGATTGACGACCACAAAGAAAATACTTTGCTTACAAGGTCTAAAAATATCACGCAATTAAAGTGGTTAGCCAATAACTACAAGATAGGCAATGTACGTTTTGTAAGCATGGAAGTAAAAATGAAATGTGAAAAAGGTGTTGCATTATTGCTTTAAATGTGTTATAATGATTATATCAATTAAAGGAGGTAACAAAAATGGAATGGTTTGACAAAGATTTTTTCAAAGCGTTAGAAATGGTAGGACTTGCAAAGGCTAATGAAGATTTTAAAAAAATGATGAATGAGCCGACAAGCGAAGAACTGCCGTGTGAAAGACTTGGAAAAGAACGTGACTACTGGAAAGCACTTTTTGAAAAGGAGCATGAAGCAAACAAAAAGTTAACTGACGCGATAAACAAATTAACTGATTATCTAGGATAAGTTATCCACATTATCAACACACTTATCCACACCACCAACCACGGGGCGCGGTTTCCTATCTCCTGTGCGTGAATGAAAATGAATGTACGTGAATGTAATATTAAATACAGCACAGAACACGACATAAAATTTTTATTCGTGTACGCAATGGGGAAAAATGGAATCCGCGCCCCCCTCAATCTGTCTCTTTATACACATCTCCGAGCCCACGAGACCGTACTAGATCTCG